AAGGACGGGAGTGGAGAGGAAAGAGCGATAATCCTGGATAACATCACAAGTAACACCAAGAGCCTCAGAAAGAAGCCAAACATCAGTACCATACATTGATTCAGCAAGCTTGTAATCAACATCGCTAATAAGCCTAGAAGCCGTTATGCGCCTTGTACGAGTCTCAAAACGCGAATCAAATCCACAAGAAACATCACGGTACTCCGCATGAACTAGTTCATGGCATAACGTACACAAACGCTGATGATCAGCCAAGCGCTCATCAAGAAGAATCAGCTTGCAAGCATCGTAATAGTAGCCGCACACACTACCAGAAAGGCGACGTTCTTCAACGCGCACACCAAGGCGCGCGGCATCATCATAAAGCGAATCAAAACGAAGCATAATACTTACATAACGTCTAAGTTCATAGAATTCAACGACAAAAGAGCCTGAACATAACAGTTCAAAGCATTAGCGTAACTATCTTCAGCATCAAGAGTAACCTCACTGTTAGCTGTAATATTCACGCCATACCTGCGTGCTAAACACTGCATACGTTCCAAACGCTTTTCAGTAATGTTTATACCTTTATGCCCCAAAGTAGCAAAAGTATAACCATCGTCAGTAAAAGCAATACTGTTGCTATGATCAATGCGCACATAAAAAACAAGGTTGTCGCCAGAGGAATCAGCCAATGGCAACGTGACTTCATTCCACTCGCCAATTCGCTCAACAGTAGAAGACTTACGTAACCATGACGTATAGTCATCAAGAAGCGCGGGAACATCAAACGCTACACTACTTGCACTCACAATAATGCACCCCCAATCAAAACGTTTTAATACATGTCATGCCATATGAGAAAATATAAATAGCTCATCTACCGTGTGTAGAAGGAGTTTCCTGGGTCGCTGCGGCGGCCCTTGTTTTTATTCATTGTATAGTTTTATTTATTCTTTTGAAATGTGCAAACTTAAGCGAATTAAAACGAAGCATAATACAACTCCAATGTACAGCGCAAGACTTTTTCAATGCAATATGTTATACTGAAACTAAATGGATTGGGAGTACTCGGTCGGCGAAAGCTCTAGGCGTTATGCCTAGAGCTTTTTGCTTTTCTTGTTCTCGTACAATCAATAGGGTTCCCTTTCTGGATATACTTTTACACCATAACCTTTAATTTCTCCATTCCTCCAAGATCTCCTGATTTTATTTCTCAATATGTCATACGCTCTATTAGATTGCGTAGGATGCAAATAACGTATGCCAATAGGTCTAGCAACTAAATCAGCCAATTGAAGACCTTGCAAATTAGCAGATTTACTTATGCAATTAAAATCAAACATTCCTTTAATGCCGCGAATATTAGAAGAATCTATAAAGTTATGAAAAGCCTTTTCAAGATTAGAATCCTCTTTATTGCCACGACTCTCAAAAATAATAGGAATTGTTTTCCCAACTTGATTATGTTCCTGCAATTCATAAAAAATGCGCTCAATGCCAAAATTCATGCCAATGAAATAAGGATTTTTAGGAGCATCATAATGAGAATATTTATTCTTATCAATCACCGTTGAAACAATCGTAAAATTAGATGACTCAATTATTTGATTTAACCTATTGAAGAATTCATTTCTTACAGTATCTTCCATAAGAATATTAAAAACTCCAATTCTTTTACGAATCTCACGCTCATGAAGTATAGGAATATTTGAACCGAAAAAATCAAACTTTAATTTAAGAATCTCTGGCACAACATGTTCCACGTAATGCTTCTTTTCAAAGATACAAAAAGACAAAACAAACACAGGATACTGTTTGTCTATGCTAACAAGGCTTTGGTCGCCGCTTTCATCAACAAAAACAATATAATCGCCAAAATTATTTTTTGTCATTCTATATCTCTTAGTCACGAGGGGTGGAGGATTCGAGGAATTTGTTAGGGTCGGTATGAGCCATAAGAGCAAACTGAGAAGGATCAGCAGCAATCATGTCGGCAACGTGACTCACATAATCATCATCCAAGTTGCTTGAAGATACAGAAGACACATCAGAACCAGAAGACGCACTCGACTCGGGCTTTGCAGGACTAGGACCTAATCTTCTTTCTCCCATTTCTGATATTAAACGAGAATATGCAGAGTCAATTACAGAACGTGGATCTGCATCTATAAGCTCGCAAGTATTCAATAAAGCCTCTAAAGGTATAGACGGCTTGGCATTTAACCATTTAGAATAACCAGACCTTGAATGACCTAGTTCATCAGCAATTTTCGTCTGAGAGATATTTCGAGACGCAAAATTGCCTTTTAACTCAAGACCTACGAGTTGAGCGAATCTTTCGCTTCTATTTATTTCTTTGCTCATACTACTGATATTACTCAAGTGAGTAATTAAAATACAAACTTTGATAAAAAAGTTATTCATATCAGCGTGTCGCGCTTGCATATGTTCGATTTGTGCTTTATCGTTACTCATATGAGTACCGATAATATACGAAAGAGTTTCGGGAACAACTTGGAAGAAGTCATAAAGAACATTGGAATGACTAAAAAAGCTGTATCCGAAAAATCTGGAATCCCTTATAGCTCATTAAATGCGATTATCAAAGGATACAGATGCGTAACACTTGAAGCGATTCTTTCTCTTGCTGAGGCAATGAACATTAAAGCATCTTCTCTTATACCTTCATCTCTTCTTGCAGACAGCAAAGAAAAGAGTCAACCATGCTTACCAGGCTAAAAAACGCGCTCAAAACAGGCAGCGCCGCGGACACCAAAATCTTGGAACTCATAGCCGAATATCGCAATGCACTCGATCAAGAAGAAAACGCGCTCAACAAAGTCAAAGAAGCGCGAGACAAGTGCCAAGCAATAAAGAAAGCCGAGCAAGCAGTCAGAGACGCGCAACAAAAATATCACGACGCGCTACAAGAACTTAACAAACAGCAAGACAAATTCAACGAAGACAATACAGAGCTACTCTGCAAAGTCAGTGAAACGCATCACGCCAGTAAAGACGCAGAAACGCGACTACTCAACGAAATAAGGAGGTGAGGAGGATGAGCGCAATAAGCTGCATTCTCATAGCACTAATGCTAATAGAAATAATTCTTTTTTATGCGTGGATTCGCCTTGTGCGGTTAGATGGCAAGGAAATAGATGAGTACACAAGACTTGTAGAAGTAGGGACGGAAGAGTGCTTAAAACGGCGTATTCCTATTAGAGAAATCTTATAAAGCGCTAAATATCCCTCCCCCTCCTCGATACGAAAGGAATAAGTCAATGCTACAAATCAGCCCGATGCAAATATGCAGCCTATGCGCGAATTTACTCGTGACAGTTGCAGAAATCTTCATGATATACACGCATTACAAAGACTACAAAGAAGATAAACGCAAAAACGAAGCCTTTAAAGCAAAATGCGCAAAACTGCACATTGACTTAACTCCAGCAACTAACGCAAAGCATTAGGGACTTGAAGAGTTATAGAGCAAGACTTCGAAACATTATCAACCAATTCATTCCAAGTAATAACGCAATCACGAGTAGGACCACAGTAAATGAAAAAGCTAACTTCACTCATAGAGCCAATAGACTCAGCACTAAACGGCTCAAAAGAAGCAGCATTAGGCACGTCAACCTTAACGTTAAACAAAGTAAAAGGACTATCGTTCTTCAAAACGTACACGTGCTTAAAACTGCATTTAAGAGTCCAACGATTCTTGTTAGCAGCATTAGCTAAACGTTCCAACTCGTCAGCTTGTTTTTTCAAAGAGTCAAGTTGCTTCTGAAGAGCGGCATCGCCTTTTTTAGCACGGCGCGATTCAATGATCCAACCAATGACGCTAATAGCAATCGAGATAAACATTCCAGCAATAGTTAACCAATTATCAAAACTCATACACAAAAGTGTAAAGGAAGAAAGGAACAGAAATGGAAGAACAAAAAGGCAAAGAGCGCAAAGGCAATAACGAGTACAAGAAGTTCAAGAAGCTGCTTAAGAAAGCGTATAAGGCTTCTGTTAAGGAAAACCGGCTTGAGGCATTCGTAAAGGAAGCAAAGAAGAATTTCCCTGGCTACATGAAAGCGCAAAAAGCGTATGACGAAGCTCCTAGAGGCGCAGACGTCATTAAAGAAGCAGCCTTCGACCGCGCGCAAGCTGATTTTTACGAAGCATACGCCGAGCAGATAGATAAATATCGCAAAACAAGACAAAAAGCCTTCGAACTTCGCTGCCGCGTTAGTGGCAAGCTCGCCCACGCTGGCGAAAAAGAAAGCGAGGAAGAGTGATGCGAAAGAAAGCTGATAGCAAGGGCAAAGAGGTGAAAAACGTAGCTATGGAACGTAGTCGAGGACTTTACATTCTAGCGCTTCAACGCGTTTTACAAGCTCCAGAAGAACTTCGTTCTACGCTTCAAGATTTAAACATGAATCTTCAACAGTACATGAACCAACATTGCACGCATGGAGATCAGGTGCAGGCAACATGGCTTTCGTTGCTATCTTTCTTGGATATGATTACAGCTATTTCACTCGTTGACGTGCAAAATGATACGAATCTTGACGATGAGATTGACCAAACTCTGGGCTCAGCTTTTTCTTTGGAGGACATGCGAATCTTGGAGGACTTAGTGCGTAAGAATAACCCCAATCTTGAATTGCTAGTTATATGCAATCGTTTGGACGACAAGAAAGCAGAGCTCATAAAAGCGAAGCACGAATACGAATATCAGCTATTTGCAACCTACAAGGCATTCAAAGATTACATCGAAAAATATAAAGAGGACATAGAGAATGATTAAGAACGGGGAGCCAGAAAAGCCAATATCGCAAGAAAAATATGAGCAAGCAAACGTCCATCAAGGAATTTTTATGTACCACATTCTTGATGAGTGGGCAAAAGATAAGGTCACTGCATGCAAAAAACAAGCACAAGCAATGACCCCAATAATTGCTATAAGCGCGTTAATAGCAGCTCTACTAGCAGTAATAATTAGCAAACATAAATGCTAGTTTTGCAAATGTTTTGCAACTTGTTGAGCGCCAAACCCAATAAAATGCACAGCCTTAGCAAGTTCCCTAATTTCGCGGCTAGAAGCAGAATCTTGAAGGTCTGCAGCAATGCTAGTACCAAACTCTATATTGCCTATGCCTTCTTTAATTTCTTGCTGATTTGAACAATACATAATTTAACCTTTCAAAACAATTTTTAATACAGCAGTTAAAAGAACTGCAATTACAGCTTACAAAGGAGGCAAAATGAGCTTCGTACAAAAATACCCGTACACAACAGCATTCATAAGCCTTGTGTGTTTTGCTATTAGCTTTTGGGCGGCAATAAGGAATATGGCTTATTGCTTTAACGGAGCAAACATTTTGGGAATTGCAGGAACAATTATTGCAGTTGTTTTTGAAATTCGTTCAGTATCAATAATTGACGAAAGACTATTGGAACAATGAAAAAGTGTATAGCAATAATTATCGGCGTACTTATAGCAATAAGCGGCCTGGCGTTCGTTTTCAGCGCTTTCTACAACTTAAGTCTTTACTTATGCGTGCCACTCGGATTGTTCCTCATACTCATGGGGATTACGGGTGTAATAGCAGCAACTGAGATTCCAGACGATAAAAAATAGAAAAGGACAAACAATGAGTACATCAGCACTTACACCAAGAATCCCATACAAAAGACTATGGAGCCTTAAAGAAGTATGCGACCAGCTAAGCATGGACAAACGTGCCGTAATGAAGCTCGTAGACGCAGGGATCTTGCACATGCCTCACGGACGCTTACCAGGCAGCAAAGTTTACATTACAAACACAAGCATAGAAAAGTATGTAGGTGAATGAAATGGTTACTTTGCTAACGCCGCAAGACGTAAAAAACATGCAATTTGCGGAGTGCCCTGGCTTTTTTGGAATGCCAAACGGGTACGACGAATACGAAGTAGATCAAGCATTAGAAAAAGTCCAAGAAACCATTGAAATACTCGGCAACGAATGGATAAAAGCAGTACAAGCAGCAGCAAAATATCGTGCACAACTTGAAACTGCAGGACTACTAGCTGAATAACTAGCTAAATAAGGAAGACTCATGAGCGATAACACATACTACATTGCAGGAAACCTTACAAAAGACCCAGTTGTAAGCACTACTCCTAACGGCACTACTGTAGTGAATTTCACAATTGCTGCAACCACTCGTGTGCTTGATCCACAAACCTCGCAATACAAGGATGCTGGCACTGTTTTTATGCGCTGCACAGCATGGAGAGCACTAGGAGAACACGTTGCTAAAAGCCTTACAAAAGGCATGAGAGTTATCGCATATGGGAAGCTAGAACAAAGTACGTACGAAGCCGAAGATGGCTCACGTCATACTTCAATCAAACTCAGCGTAGAGGATATTGGAGCGTCAATGCGATTTGCAACAGCGCAAATTACGCAAATAAAGCAGCAAGGCACTCAGCAAATGATTTCGCAACCACAACAGCCTATGGAATCTACTCAAGACCCATGGCCGCCAAAAAACAATATAGATCGCTACTACAGCGAAGAACCAGCATTTTAATAACTAAATTAACGAATTTTAGAAAACTATATACAAACCTTACGAAAGGAACAATAATGGCACCACTATCTGCAGCAAGGCGAAAAGAAGCGTGCGAATTGGTTATTATCGCAAAATGCGATGGTATTAATACGCTAGATTCTAGAGAATTGAGACTTGTTAAACGATATATGCAAGAAATAGGCGTGGAAGCATTGGAAGAAGCTTACAAGCAGGCTCTAGAAGAAAAGAAAGCTCCTGAAGGTCAGCACAAACCAAGGAAAGCAAAAGAAAAAAGTCTTAATCAAAAGAAAAAGCCAGAATCTAAAAGTAACAATACTTCTACAAGTTCGGAGGAGTTGCTTGAAAACTGGCCTGAAGGATCATTTGAGAAGTTTGCTTATCCATTGCATTACAAAGATTTTGTTGACAAATGTAAAGCTAATCCAAATCGTGTGGCGCTGTTCAAAGAAGGTCTTACAAGGCATACAGCATCTGATACGGCTTTACGAGTAAGGAATGCTAGATATAGGGCGTTTGCAGCTATTAAAGGCCATTTTGAGGCACGAATACTGCAATGCGATGAGTCTTACTCGGTCTACGTGAAATACGTGCCACAAAAAGCAGCGTAAAAGGGATTAGCAATGCTAGTTATGTCAATACCGCCTCAAAAGCCAGCTTTACGCTATTTCTCGCAAACTCACCGCATTTACGCTAATAGCGCGTACGTAAAACCTGAGATAGTGCCAGTTGCGCTTACTGGCTCGCAGCACTTCAATAAAACCATTTTTGCTAATAGGCAAGAAGTTGTAATTAAGCCACAAAATTACAACAGGCTTGTATATGCACATAGTTGCAAGATGAATAGATCATATCCGTATGCTGTAGAACTTTATGGATATTGGGCAAAAAATGAGCAAGATGAAAAAGCGATTTCTAACCAAAAACAAAAAATAACCATAAACCCTTTTAGGGCATATTAGAACGTTAAATCTGCAGGGGAGCAGTGGAAATAAGTAAAAGTTTTTCTAGCTCCTCTACAGTACTCGCATTGGCCAAATGCGGGACAATTTAACGCGGCATAGACTTGCGCCTCTTAGGCAGCGTAAATAGCCGCTGTAAAGACCTATATCGGTTTCCCTACCGATAACATAAGCGTTCCGCGGTATTGAGCGGAAAGAGTCGGGAATTGATGCTGCAAGGTGTCTTATGACAGGACGACCAGATAAGCGAACATGGCAAAGCCAGAGCCTTACAGCAAACCGCCGTGTGGATATTTTTTCACTCGTCATACGCGATGGCATGGCTCCGCCGAAAGCGCTGTATGGACGACCTAAAAGTCATTGAGAAAATGAGATTGAGAAAGCCGAAAAAGCTTTCTCAATTTTTATTTTCCCCTTGACAAGGTCGTCCCACTCAAGCAATTCACCACCGAAAGTACATGGAATTTTCGAGAGGAGGAAATTGTGGAATGTAGTCAAGATAAAAATATTAGTAAAAAACAAGATAGGTTAAAAAAACTTACTTTTAGACTTTCTTACTTATACAAAATTCTTAACTCAATACACAAAATAGAAGTAGATGAAAGCTACATTATTGCTGCACTCGGATTAAGAACATTAAGCAAGTATGACATAAATGGGATTCATGCATTGCAGCAACTTATAAGTAGCGGATTAATACCAAGACCATTTAAGAAACATGGAATACGCTACTGGAATACTGAAAATCTTATAAATCATTTGGAAGGAATCTTATGATCTACACTGTAAAAGAACAACGTGAATATATGAAGCTTCTTGGTTCGCTTCCATCGTTAAACAAGCAGTTATCAATGTTGGCATATTGCGAAGTAAAGCGTAATCAATCGGGGTATCATACTCATGTAAACAGAAGTGTAACTCCAGTAAACTTGAGCGCGCTTGATAAACTTGATGAGTTGGAAAGTTTAGAGCGTGAAATATTAAGCCAACTCGGCAGCAACAATTTAGCAATTGCACAGACTTCACCAATCATCGCAGTAGTTAAAGCACTTAAAGATAATGCAAAAGAAATAGTCTTATTGGCCAGCGCGTCAATATCTTATGAGCAATTAAAAAATATTAGAGATAAAGTGCTAGCAGATACAAACCCAAAATTCTTAAAAACATTTGGATTATGCCCAAATTGCAGAAGGCCATTGAGGTATGAAAGCACTAAAGAATGCATTACTTGCCAATCATGTAGATCAGTGACGAATAGCAATGAAGTTTTAAGCAATACTCGTAAAGAATTATCAAAGCTTACTTATGTTGGTAGTAGCAAGCAAGCATCGGAGTTTATCAGAGAGAAAACAGGCATAGATATAAAGCCTGCTACTTTGCGAAAACTATCAAGCACTGGAAGGATTCATATTTCAAAAAGTGTAAATGGAATTAAATGGCCAATAGGAGAAATAGTAAAGAAGAGATTGTTTTAATTATTCAACACTCCCGAAAAGAAAAGTACTTGACAAAGATTCACAGTTATTTGGTATAATCACACTGTGGTGTGAAGTGGCCGCAAAGAAGAAACCACCCACCACACTAGAAAATAAAAGACGTTAAAGAAAGCCTCGTGGTTAATACCTCGGGGCTTTTTGCATACACAAGGAAGTAATTATGAACCAACCAACAATTACACTTACTATTACTCCTGATTTAACAGAAATAAAAAAGTTCGCTCACGCTTTCGCAGATTGGATAGACGAATACGCAAACGAACAAGATAAGAACACTACTCAAGCTCAGATGCACACTGAGGATGAATAGCGACAACATTATTAGAAGGACAATCTACAGGTTCAATTGGTTTTTCACATACAATGCATATACCTTTAGATTGTTCAACAAATTGGCTCATAGCTTCATCGGCTAGTTGGTTCAACGCATTTGAATCAACTTTTATTTTAATAGACACAAATATCACCTCCTTTCGCTTTTATTAGTCTTATATTAAATACATCATATGCCACAGAAACCAAAGAGTAACCCCCGTAGTAAGTATGGGAGCAGACGCAAAGCAATGCGCAAACGAGTGCTTGCTTACTATGACACTTGCTACTTGTGCGGCAAGCCAGTAGATAAAACTATTAAGACTCCAGACCCATTGAGTCCTGAAGTAGATGAGATAGTTCCAGTGAGTAGAGGTGGAAGCCCAACAGACTGGAATAACGTTCGACTTACACACAGGCAATGCAATCAGCTTAAGAAAGCACACACTGCAGCTTGGGCGCAAGCAAGAATATACGAGAAAGAACACGGATTAGACACAGGTGTAGCGCCTGAAGCATGTTGCGACGCATACAATCAGAAAAACAGACACTCGAATTGGTAAACACGAGTAACGTAACACAAAACGTTGCAACCTTAGAGCATATTGGCAGGGGGAGTAACCCC